TTAAGCAATCGGAATGTAGCGCAGTTGGTAGCGCACTACGTTCGGGACGTAGGGGTCGGGCGTTCGAGTCGCCTCATTCCGACAAAATCGGGGTTAACTAACTGATTATCAGAAAGTTAGCCCCGATTCTTCAATAACAGCCGGGACGAAATCGGGACGGCGGGTATAAACGGATTTGTTCTCGCAAGGCAGCGAAAACAAATAAAAAAAAATGTCTTCACTTAAGGAAATTCAAGGTTTCACTCCTCCGGTCCTACATACTGGAAATGATTGGTACATTGACTTCTATGCATTCGATCCTGCAAAAGGAGAAATGCGACGAAAGAAAATCAAACTTAACTTTATCAAGAGAGCAAACGAACGTAGAAAGTACGCAAAGGATTATATGATCCGGATATCTGAAAAACTCTCACTCGGTTGGAACCCCTGGATCGAGCAGGAGCAGGGAAACGCCTATACCTTATTCAAGGATATCATTGATAAATACCGCACTTACATTTACAAGATGCTTCGTGACGGTAATTACCGTCCGGAAACCTTAAAATCTTACTCTTCCTACCTCCGCAATATGGAGCTATATAACCAAGGGAGAGAAATTCCTATTACCTATATCTATCAATTCAACAAAGATTTTTGTGTCATGCTCCTAGAAGAAGTATATATAACCAGGGATAATACAGCATTCACCCGGGACAACTATCTTGGATTCTTAAGATCGTTCTCATCATATTGTGTGGAACGGAATTATCTCACTAAAAATCCTACTGAAGGAATAAGTGTCATTGGCCGAAAAGGGAAAAAGAAAATCCGGACACAACTAACAAAAGAGGAACTGATAAAACTGACGGAATATCTCAAAGAAAAGAATCCCCATTTCCTTTTAGCCAGTTATATCTTATATTATTGCTTCATCCGTCCGGCTGAAATGAGTAAGCTCAAACTTTCCAATATAAGCTTGGCCAAACAAACGATCTTTCTTCCAGACACGATATCAAAAAATAAAAAAGATGGTACTATTACTTTGCCGGCCAAGGTAATTCACCTAATGTTGGACCTCAATATTTTTAATATGCCAAGCAACTGCTTTTTATTCTCCGATGGGTTCAGACCAGGGATGAAACAGAAATCAGAAAAAATGTTCAGAGACTGGTGGTCACGCCATGTGCGACCGGACCTAAAGTTTCCGGAGCGATACAAGTTTTACTCACTCAAAGATACCGGCATAACCAATATGCTACGGCATTATGATACACTAAGCGTGCGGGATCAGGCCCGACATAGCAGCATACTTATGACCGATATCTATACTCCACATGATATTCAAGAAGCGAACGCTCTCATCAAGAACTACGAAGATGCCTTTTAATAATATTGCTCCGGTTTACTTCCGGAGCAATATTATTTTCAATCGTAAACACTTAAATCTTAAACCTACTGTCCTACTGTCCAACAGAATTAAGACAACGCTTTATTAACCGCTACCTGAACAAAAGCGACGAACCCCGTACTCACATATTTTTTAATACTTTCCGCCTGTTCGGGAGATACTTCTACTTCACCGTTCTTGTAGATTTGTTGAGCTAGTTCCAACTCACCCAAATCGGCGGTTTTCTGATAGATTGTATTGCCTAACATTTTTGCAATATCAACGGTACTGTTATTCCCTTCGATGTCTTTTACTTGAATTTCTCTAAAGTCTATTTTCATAATTATGTGATTTAAATATTATTACCAAGTTGCACTCCATAAAATTCCATTTTTAAATTGTAATACTTTAGTTCGTGTACTTCCATTATACCATACCTGGGCAATTTCAATATATTCATCAATCCCTCTTTTGCCATTAGCTATGAGCCCGCCGTTAAGAGAGAGAGCTATGTTATCACGTCCTCCTGACACATCAATTACAACACCATTATTTGTGTCATAAGGTCTTGACCGGTGATCGTAGAATCTTCCTAAATAATCGACTCCCATTGTACTAAACGGACCTATAATAACTTGCCTATTTTTACTATTAAAACCAATCATATCATCGTAAAGGAACATCTCCTTTTTATCTATAGTTGGTATACTGGTAGAACCTGTCCCTATACTATTAGCAGAAATCTTAAAGCCTCCAATAGTACCATCAACAGCTTCTATTCGTTTTACAACGAGTTTGTTTACATCGATGAAATCAGCGACGATCTTTCCATCACTGATAAACGTCTTCCCCCCAACCAATATCGCACCTGTTTTAGGGAGTGATAATTTCCCGTCTGCTGTCAATTCAAGCCCGGTTATATTGTGCTTAATCGAACCGCCTGTCATTAACCAACCTTGCGTTTTTGTTTGATTACCGATAAACAGACCAGACGTACCGAGTATATCGATTGTTGCATTTTGAGCTACTAATAAATGCGTAGCGACATTGATAAATTCGTTAAACAAAGTCCATTTCGTTACATCGAAAGAACTCCCAGAAGTATGATCTGTCCGGCATGAATAAGTATTTCCGTTATAGATAACCGTATCCCGATACTGCGTATTATTGACGTAGTTAGTATTTGCTTTCCACTCACCGCGTGGACGGATTAGAGCACCGGGAAGCCCGGTTGCACCCGTATCACCCTTGTCGCCTTTATCTCCTTTGTCGCCCTTGACTTTCGTCCAGGTATAAGCGGAAAACGTATTGCTGTCTGCCGCCGTGAAGTCGGTGTATTGGCCGATGTAAGCACCCGGCGTCTCACCGCCATTTGCCGTAAAGGTCGTACCATTGTCACTATACTTGATGTGCAGATAACTTGTTCTACCATCCGCTCCGGTTGGTCCCGCGATACCTTGATCTCCTTTAACACCCTGCGAACCTTTCAACTGTACCCACTTGTATGAGGTGTAAGAAGTCGGAGCGGCTGCACTCGTTGTAACTGCTGTACCAATATAGGTATTGGGAGTATCACTCATAGGATTTCCGTTCGCATTAGCGGAGTACTTCACATGAAAGAATTGTGATGTACCAGGAATACCTTGCGATCCGGTCGGTCCCGTTTCACCTTTGTCACCTTTAGCCCCAGTTGCTCCATCTATTGCACCAATACGAACAGTAGTCCATGAAACGGGAGACGTAGCTGGAGGAATAACAATACCCGTGCGCATCCACAAATATTCGTTTGTACCACAGGCGGGCGGAGTTTTACTCCACCCACTTGTAGGCGCAACTGTGCCAGATTTAGACTTTGCGAATTCCTGCGCGGGATATTGCCCGTCCTTCGTTACACTAATCGTTATTTGTCCTCTTGCTACTATCATACTATTATTTTAGTGATAATTCAACTACAAACGTCGCTTTTACATCGACTTCGGCAGCAGTGACGGTAATGGTCTTTCCAGTCTTTACACCAGAAGTTCCCCAAGCCGTATCTTGTGTACCATCCTTATTGTACTTCTTCCAAGAAAATACAAATTTGGTATCAGCAGCACTATCGGTGAATGCTTCCCCATTTTGCCATACCTTGGCATTGATAGTCGTACTTCCTTGGCCATTTACTAACTTATCCCCCGTTGTGGAAGATACTTCCACTATATACGGATCGGAAAGATCGGAGAACGAAATAATATCGCTCACTGTTGTGTTGTAGGTTCCGGATGCTGTATCGGTATCCTTGATTGCACATTTGAAAGACTCAAAATTCAAGACAGCACTTGCCGGGATGGTGATCTCATTAGTTGTTGTACCCGTAATGCCGTATGAGTTGGAAGCTGCCAAAGATTCCCAAGTACCATCCGATTTCAATTTAAACCATTGATATGCAACTTTATCAGCATCAATACTACTACCTCGCCACATGTCACAATGCGCTTTTAAAGTTGAAGACTGATCGTTTTTGAAAACATTACCAGCAGGAGCATACGCAATAGCACAAATAAGTTGTCCGGCATTTTCTGTTTTAGTGTAGTTGATAACTGCCTTGACAGGAGTTTCTAACTTCGTATCCGGATCAACATAAATACCGGAGCATTCGACCTTCATCTGCGATACAGATGTCATATTGTTCTTAAGCGTCAACGCATACGGCGCAGTAGCGGCAACAGTACCACCGAATGCAGTGATTGCACCTCCATTCACTGTATAGGTAGGAGCAGCTTTTAAACGACTGATTACGTTTGTTGTCGTTCCGGATACATACATTTCAGGGGTAATGACAAGGAAAGGAGAAGCCGTATAGTTCGGTACATAGGTGCTGTTTTCCTTGTTAAAGATTTGCGTCAAAGGCTGATTAGAGCCTAGATACATGTTCATTGATTTAGCGTCGTTAAGATCGACGATAGTAATTTGACCTCTTGCGATTGGCATAATTTTGATTATTAAATTGTTATAACTATTTTACTTGTCACATTTAAAACTAAATTAATTCACTTCTTTAAGGGTAGGGCACTAAAATGTTCAATAAGTTCTTTCACCGTAGCCTTATGAGCAGTAGGAATATCGGTCGCTCCATACCATTTATCTCTATAATCACACAGTTTAAAATCACCTTTGTATTGATAACAGCCAACTGCCTCCCAAATATTGTCATAATCCAAAACGAACCATTGTCCTCTGTCAATATCATCACGAAGTGCAGCAATAGCAAGAAAAAGTTCTTCATTTCCACCGCAATCAATAAGTCCATTATTGACTAAATCATTCAATCCGGAATCGGAGTGCATACAGTCAAAGCTATTGCATGACGTGAAAAGAATAGGACCTTCCTTTCCGATAGATTCTTTATACCCCAATACCTCCAACTTCTTTCGAAGTTCCTTAGTATTCTTTCTTATAAAACATGGTGTTGTAAATGCCATAAATTTATTTTTTATAGTGAAACAATACAATTAAATGTAGCACGTCCCCAAACATCATCTGGGGTAAGTGTAAGTACATGCCCGTGCCCGGCATGTGTCTCATTGAATATTTTATCGGTATCCGAATTATCACTTTCCTTCTCCCACGAAAAGCGAGAAGACGGAACGCTATCTGTTATATCTGTATCTCCTTTTATCACATAAGCGGTTAATGTAGTAGACACAGAGCCGTTCTGAAAAATATTCCCATTGCTACTCATTATATTAACTACTACCGCATCTTTACCCGCCGCTGACTTTTCAAGCCAGTCTGTAGCACCTTCCTCCGGTTCTTGCGTTGTAGGCTTATCTGAAATACATAACCATGACGATCCGTTGTGAGTTACTTCGTCATAGTAATAATACCCCCCCGCTTTCCACTCTCCCTTAAAACAGGGGACGCGGCTTTCTGTTACTCCATCATCGGAAATCTGTTTGATAACTCCGGTCATATATACATTACGGAGATACGCACTATGTCCGGTCATTTCGATACCAAACAACTTCAAGTTAGACAAGTCGCCTAACTGCATAGCAATCATTTCCTTTGTAATCTCCCAACCATTAACACCCGTCAGATAACGGACATAACTTTGTGTTGAGTAACTCGACCTTTGCCGATCTTCATTCGTAAAGTTACCATACGCGACAAAATGCATAGCCTTACAGGGATGGAAAGAATACTCGCTTCGAAGAACATATTTGAAAGTTGATTCTCCTAATTGCTCTGTAATACGAAAATAAGCCGTTTGGAATCCGGTTTCATTATTAAATATTCCTTTACAAATATCATCAATTTCGATTTGTGCGGTTTCTCCCGGTTCCAGCTTCAAGTAAATTATTCTATTTTCAATATCAATCGATTCAATTACACCACCTCCTGGTGCATTCCACTCCTCACCCGAAACAATCGATACACGGTTGTAGCGCAGTTCGGGAACTTCAAGAAAATCACGTAAGCGAAGAGACTTTGCATCAATATCCCCATTCGCAGTAATCATCCATCCCAGTAGCTTTTCGGCATATTCAAAAGAGAAAAGATGTCCATCAATCAATAAGTCCTCCCAAACTGTCACATTATCAACAGCCAGTCCATTCAAGACCTTAATACCGCCCAAAAATTCTAAAAGATACTCTGTTACATCAGGTCGGTTCTTGGCCAGATATATCTTATCTAGTCCATCAATCCCCCCAGCCTTATCCGCATACCCCGCTTTAATTTTCTTTCCCGAAACTAATAAATACTCTGCAGCATAAGACATCAATTGCAATAAGTCAATATTATTATGTTGGTGTCCAACTCCTCCTCCCCCACCATAATCCTTCGCAATTCGTTCTGCAATAAAATCCCCCAAGGATCCTGCAGTCGTTACGTTCCAGTTTTCAGAAAAAGGGTCTTGAACAGGGAATAATGCCCCCTCGGACAGTGGTAGGCGAGGAAATTCAATAAGTCGAGGGGGCACTGTAAAAGAACCAACTTCAGGCACAACAATTTCAAGTGCATCTGTTGGAGTATCTGACCTTTGCAGGTTCAGGAAGGGTTTAGCATCAGCGAATTTATAAGTAAAAGTATAGTTGCTTGGTAACTCCTTATCTGTATAAGTCACATTACTTTCTACAACAATAATTGAACGGATATAGGCTCCTGTATATAAATACTTCTTCAAAGACGGGAAAAAGTCAAGCAACCAGGTACGTTCTTTCTTATTCAAATATCCCGTATCCTTTTGAAATTTACGAGCAGTATCAACACGGTATTCAAGAGATATATCATCAATCTCCGCAATATTATGCGTATGTTCTCCAGTGAAAGCCGTAGAACCATACGCACGAAACGTATCAATACCACCAAGTGAATTCTCAAATAATACCCATTGCTCGGTTTCTGATTTCATATCTGAAGCATAATACCGCTGTACATACGACAGCCGTATCCCTTCCGCATCTTCAACCCAAACATCATAATAAGCCGGCATTTTATCACCTAGCTTTCCTACAACAGAAGCATATTGCAAAGGAATTGTATAAGCTTTCCCTTTTGTAAGGTCAGCTAATACCAAATCGCTCTGCGAAACGATTGTAGCTGACTCATCAGTAAAATAGGCATGAAGTTTTACCCTACATTCCTGAACGGCATAATACGTCAAAAATTCAGGAGAGTAATATGTGACTGGCTTTACATTCGGTTGCCAGGTCAGAAAGTTCTGAAGAAGAAAGTTGGCTGGAGTATCAGCAAGCATATCGACTCCGCAACGGATGGCAGTAAACTCCACTTCAGTACCGGAAAGTAGTGCCTTAAAAGTAGAAACAATTGTCTTCTGCTCATATACCATTGAAGTATTATTGAATAGGAAAGACAAACGGTCATGGATAATATCCCGAATATTAATAATAACGATAGCATCCGCACCCGGCTCATAACTCCGAGCTACAATCTCCTCACCTCCCTGTAAGAGTCTAAAGGAGATTGTTGTAGTAGTGCCAATGCGGAATTCTTTGATATTTCCACTCAATGATAATGGATCAGGTTGTTGGAGAATAGTCATAACTCTTCTTTTTTACCGTAAAATTAGCTCAAGCACTTATCAGACTAAAGGACAATAATTACATCAATAAGGAGTCTTAATTGGGCGAAGTCTAGCCACGACACGATAATATCGTCGCTTATTATCTCTGCCATCCTGATAATGAGCAAAAGATCGCTCATAATAATATCCACCTGCTGCGACTTGTTCTTTCGTAGGAAATGGAGGATAAATATAGGGAAGTTTATTCGTTCCTCTAGTATCCCCAAACTTAACTAATTCCGCGTTATAGTCCGATTCTGATATTTCATACGAGTTCCTGTCAATGCTCCAGCAATTAGCATCAAGAGGAAGAGGGAAGCGAGAACCTTCCGCTGGTGCAGTTTGTACAGGCTCGTATAATCGAGTCGTATAGAAACTTGATTCGATAGGTTCATTATTCCCTCCTATGGAATATTTAAGTTTATCAATAAATAGCTCCTGCCCATCTATTATCACTTTCCGATGAGCTGGAATATTCATTTTTTGGTGGTCAGAAAGTAAGATATCCCCCTTAACCGGATGCATTGAATTACGTAATAAATTGTCATAAGTACGATAGAACCTTTCAAAGATGCCATCAGGTCCATTATACAGCAAAGAGTAATCTGCAAATCTTACGTTATTATAGGTATAATTGGTATTTGTCCCAATGCAATATCCATCAATATATTTATAAACCAGAGACAGCATAGGAGCCTGATCCTTATTAGAGGCAATTTCTTCCTCTTGGTTATTATTGTCCCCTTCATCATCAGAGGAGCTATTGACTATTAAAGTAGAGTTCAAAGATCGGCCATCTCCAATAAAAGGCAGATAGACTAAAGTACGATTATCTCTAGCGGCAGAAGAATGACCTGAATCTCGTGACTCATGCAACAGATAAAACATAGCATCCGGACAGGTGATCTTTTTCTCTTTCAATGTCCCGCCTGCCATGTAAGGAATCGTAGCAGAAGATATTTTTTGTGTTTGCATAGAATAGTCCGAATATCCTACACGATAATAAGATCCCGACATCGGAGCCCAATATGCATTAGGATACTTAGCTTTTATGGCGGCGGTCGAATCATAAGTGTCCCCATCCGCAAGCATAGTCTCTGAAGATAGAACAACTTTTTGATATGTTGGAATATCAAATTCAAGTGGAGAAGTCAAACAGTTAGTAAGATCCGTTTCTGCTTTCATCTTAGCTATATCATCAAAAAACTCAATGGAAACAGTCCTATTAACTTCATCCGGAATAAACTCACATAGAAATTTCTTTCTAAAAACATCCAGAACCGTATTACACATGCAGTCCGGCACAAGATGGGAAAGCAGTATAGAACCATTCACTAGTGAATCAATCGTATTATTGATAAAAACCATACTTTTAAAAGGCTCTGTCATATCAAAGAAGTTTTCTTGCAACGTATAACCGAAATACGAAAAAATACGTCTCAAGAGATAGGGAGCACGAAGAAATGGAGTCATATAATAGCCTGGATCCAGTTTGACACTAATACCATCCACCTCTTCTATCCTTGAATAAGAATTATAGAAATCAAGTTTTCCGGTCGTATATCCTGTAATACCCCCTGATGCATTCATAAACTCCATCTGGTTGATATAACGACGACTATTATCGAAATCAACGAATACAGGAAAAATTGCAAATTGAGTATTCTCATTCGCAACTAAAGACCTGCAGAAATCAATTCCCTGCTGAACCGTTTTCACTCCAGGTATTGTCTCTTCACCAAACATCTCTCTTAATGAAGCCTTAGATATTTGTGCTAGGAATGAACCTTCATTTAAATAAAAAGAAGTCGAAATTGTCTTTTTACGTTTGACTTTCAATATCGCTTGCCTACATGCAGAGAAATACTCTCCAGACGAAATTGTAGCTTGTATATCATCCGGGAGTTTACGTACACTAGTTATATCAGGATATCCCAAAGCTTCTTCATTATAATCCGAGCTAGGTATATCAACAGGTAATGTTTGTTCTCCCCACTCATTAAAGAATAGATTAGGACGTTCAACCTCAAGTTGCGTACCAGGAGTGAGCTGATAAGATTTACCAGTTTTTGAATTCGTAATTTTCATATTTTATCATTTTGATCCGATTTGACGACTACGATCCCGGAGCTCCTGCTTCCTTTCTAAATCTGTCAGCACAACGGAAGACTTTACCCCGTTCTCATTGATACCAATTATGGCATGAGCAAACTTCTCCATCAATTCCGGAGGCAATGCTGCACCACTTCCGTCATTTTTGGGTGTACCGGTTACTGGAAGCGGTTGTGAAATACTTCCTCCGGAAGAAAAGCCTGCCATCTTGGACCGTATAACCTGATTCAAGTCAAGTGTGCGGATAGTGCCGGCTTGCTGCGACTTATCAATCATATCAAGGATAGGACCAACAGTAGGATTCTCGACGGCGGCATTACTAGCCACCCACTCTTTTGACTGCCCCGCTGGTCCTTCTCCTACGATTACAGTCGGTTTGTCAATAAAGCCACGAGCATCCGGATCATAATCGGCACCGGCAAACAACTTTCCATCTTGAGCACGACGAACATCAATCTTGCCGCCATCTTCACGACCGGTTGCCACACGTTGACCGGATCCTTTTGAGGAACTACTTGATCCAGAAAGGGTCATATTCTTAACTTTTTGTCGTTCAGCATTAGCAGCAGTAATCTGAATAACAGATGTTGCTGCCAGCATTGCAGCTGCAATTGCTCCTCCAATCGGACCAAGTTGAGCAAAAGCCTGCATTATAGAAAGCCCAGTACTAGCTATAATTTCAGATACTTTGATAGCAAACTGTACATCAGCATACTTCTTTTCTATATTTAATTTCTTTTGTGCCTTCTCTTTTTCAAGACGCTCAATCTCATCCGAATTACCTTCAGCCGCCTCTATTTCAGCATTATATTTCTCATCAATATTATTTAATTCAACGTCCTTGAAAGTATTAAAAGCTGAAGACAGCATCTTTGTCGTAGCAGAAATTGCCGTTTTCATATTTTGAAGTATATTATCTCCAAAATCTTTCCAAAAATCCGGTTCATTAACACTTTCTAGTGCAGTACGAATTGAGCCAATGGCATTCACTAAACTCTCAACATCTCCAGCCAGCTCATTACCAGACATTCCATGAAGTAATTTTGCCGAGTTTTCTGCTAATTTATTCTTTTCATCATAGTACTTCTTTTGTAAATTAGATCTTGCTTTATTATACAAATTAGTGATTTCAGTTTCATCTTCACCATTCTGGCGTGCATATTCCAAAGAAGCTTGATAGTAAGAATCAAGCAACGATAGTTGTATATTAAGTTGACTCTTTAACTTTTCCTCCGGACTTAATTCCTCACCAATAAAACCACGTATACCTTCAATATTAGTTTGATAAGTCTGTTCTGCTTGCAACCTTTTATTAAAAGAATCTTGCTCCGATTGCTGAACTCTTTTTGCTGCATCCTTCACAGCCTTTTCTTTTAGTTCCAGATTTGCGATAGTAAGATTCTCCGTCTTATCTTGATATTCTGTTTCTATTCGTAAGACTTCATCTGCAAGGTTGGAAGCTGCTGTAACTTCTAAGATATTATATTGCTCTTGAGAGATTTTCTTATTCTGAAGTAAGAGCTTATATGCATTCAAAGAAGACTGATTACTATTTTTTTCTTTGTTCAAATCACTAATTCGAAGCTGTTCGAGTTCTCCGAGCATATTTTTTTCTTTTTCTAAAACGGCTTTAGTCTCATCGTCTGTTTTCTTTTTTGCTTTATTTTCAGCTTCTGAAGTAGCCTTAACAGTACCCAGTTCGCGATATTTCTTTATTAAATTATCCAAACGTTCAAGTTCTCTATTTTTCTTTTCAATATCATCCTTATTGGCTTCACTCCATGTATCTTGTACAGTCTGCCGTTCCTTCTCATATTTCTTTATCAAAGAATTAGCTTCCATCTGCTTTTTAATTTCTTCGTCAGAAAGCGCAGTAACTGTTTTTATCGACTGGATATATGGTTCATATTTCTTATTAATATCATCTACACCAGCAGAAAGAGACTTTTGATCATCACGTAAAGAAATGAAAGCATCTCTGAAAGCTGTCATATTATCATTGCTCAATGTAGAATGGAAATATTTACCAAAAGTATTCCAAAAATCCACCATACTTTTAGATGATTCATTAAAGAAAGCCTCTAAGCCTGGTTTTAATTTCGCAAATGTCTGTTGCCCCATTTGGCTTTGTGCCTCCAGCATTAAATACTCTATCTTCTCCATTTGTGTAGTTACATTCTTTTCTACATAATCAGCCATAGTCTTTGCTTTCATTTCTGTAGCAATACGGTTAATTAGAGCTTGGTTTGCATCATTTTGTGCACGAGTTATTTCTTTGAGTTTCGCACTTTCAAGGTTATAGTTACCTATCAAATCAGGATACCTATCATTCAACTCTTTCACCAAACGTGAACGTTCAGTAGTTCCCGGATTTGTTTTCTTCAATTCTTCAAAAATATTATTAAGTGATGCCCTCTCTACTGCTAATCGTTTATTAAACTCCCCTACTGACTTATCTGCCACGGATGTTTTATTACCGAACAAGTATAGTGCCGCAGCTGCTGTAGTAATTAGAGTTGTCACCAAACCAAGTGGAGAGGCCTTTAACACAATATTGAACATTTCCGCTGCTGCTGTGGCCAAATTGCATCTACCCTTATAAAGGTCCATCACAATCAATTTCGCGAGAAAAGCTTTACGAGATAAAGCCAATTGAACTGCCTGAAGTTTTTCTGCAGTAATAGAAAGCATGGTACTTGAAGCATGTTTAGCATTCCAGGCGGTAGCAATCTTCTGTACTGCAATATAAGTAGTGACAGCAGTTGCTAATGTCACTAAAGCAGCTCTGTGTTTCACTATCCATCCAATAAGTTCCATTGTACCGATTTCCATGCCTCCATACACGTCATCCCATTTTTCTTTTAAAGGCAGCAAAGTCTCACCGAGTTCTCGTTGTGCATTTTTAAATTCAACACTCTTCTGCATAGCTCGATCAGCAGCAGACACATAATTATCACCTGCAGCAGCCAACTGTTTATCAACAATAGAAGCAACAGCTGACATAAAGTCTCCCGTTTTAGCCATTTCTTCATTTATTTCGGCTGCCGACAATCCCAAGTTATCAAGGATCATAACTGATTTACGTCCAAGTCCGGTGACAATTGACTGAGTCATATAATCCACAGACTGCCCAGTCTGCTGCGCCTTTAATTGCGCAAATTGCAGATATTTACCAAGATCCTCTAAAGGTATACGGAAGTCTTTAGCTTGAACTGCAGCTTTCATCAAATCCAAGTCCGTAACAGTATCTTTTGTGGACTTACGAAGCTTATCAAGCATAGTACCATCATCTATTGCACGGAAAGCCTTAGTTACACCATCAGCAGATTCAGCCATTTCCACTCCTTCAAGAGCTATATCTTTCATCTTCGCAAGAGTATTGCCAGCCCATTCTGCCATTTTTGTAAACAGGTTACCCATCATTACAGATATCGTACCTTCACCTTTAGCCAGTTCTGCCATTCCTTTTGCATTACCTTTCAAGTCGGACATGCGTTCGTTCACCTTTTGCAACTGGCGTTCCAAATTCGCATATTCTTCTGGATTGAGAGCTTGAGACATGTTATCCAATTGAGTCCGCAAATCTTTAGCTTGCTTCTTAAGCTGAACCATAGACATCGCATTGACATCCAACTTTTTTCGCATCTCATCGATCTTCTTATTATTTGCAGAAATTTGCCGAGTGTACTCCTTACATTCTTTTGAAAGATTCTGGTACTCCTCCGATTCCTTTTTACCCTGCGCTTCCAACTCAATCATAGCTTTCCGTCGTTCACGCTCTTCTTTTTTCAAAGTCGACGTCGCTTTTGTCAAAGCATGTATTTCCTGTTGTGCCTTGGACGTTTCTGCTGACACAATATACTTTATTTCATCTTCGGAGAGATGCTTACTTTTTCCCATAGGTTACCAGTTTTGAGATTTTTCATATAGAAGAGCTTGCTCCAGTTCATGTCGGATTGTATCCTGAATTTCTTTTGTAAAACCATAACGTAGTTCGGGAAACGTCTCATGATAGAGAACACCCCAAACCGTACGATTATAGAGAGCTAAATTGCTACGAATATGACGGGATACACGGTCGCTCCCTTTTCGATACCGAATATCCAAGTAACGCAAATAAGGAAGAATACGTATGTAATACACCTGTCTACCCTCCGCTTCTTGAGAAGTAAAAGGTCTACGTTGGATATATGACATAAGATTCCCTGAACGGGTATTAAGATAAGTACGAACTACCTTCTCTTGGGTTTCATAAATCAAATTGATGCCTTGTGAGATAGTATCGTGAACAAAACGTTTTTTAATTAATTCATCTGTGACCATAATTCGCTGAACTTATTTTCAGCGAATTTACTGGAAGCTATCAGGAGAGGAAAGGACAAATATTAACGACGAAAGATATACCAATAGATAGGAACTCCCAACAAGGGAGTTAAACATATAGAGAATATGAAGAATAAGAATTTCTCCATCCAAGACCGATGCATTGTAAAAAACGGCATCAGCAAAACAGTTACTATTAAAATAATGAACAGTACCATATCAATGATTTATTGAGTCAAATATAGACAATTATTCCGTGATATCCAAGTAATTACTCGGAAGTGATCACAACTAAGAATCACTTCCGAATAGTTTTTATTTGGCATTCTTCAGTTCAAGCATCCACCGGAAATCACATCCTGATGCTCCGGGTCGGTTTTGAAACTTAAAGCCTGCATCCGTCATAGCCTTAAAGATATCCTCTTTCGAGATATTAGCCGCCGGATCCAGTTTCTTTATAGATTGATAAACTTCATCGGTCGTAAACCAGTGTGTTGTATGCCGGGCATCCCATGCAGGCTTAAAAGTTGTTTGTAAGGCAGCAATATAAACGCTTACATCCGTTATCTTATCATTTTCCATTATTAACCTCCTTCTTATTTTCTGAATCAGTTATCGCAAAATTTAAAACTTGTATTAAATCCAATATATCGTCACGTGAGATTGCTGAAATTACAAAATCCCCATCACAATCCACTGAAAAAACGTCCACTTTCTTTCCATCAGGATAGTATGATGTTTCTTTATCGACATGAAAACGATGTCTACTCATGACTATTGCCTCCCTTCATCATTATCAGCTTCCCATCCTTATATACTTTCATCTCGGGTTTGGGCCAATACTTTTTGATTATGTTCTCCATAGTTCGGATGTTTTTTTCTTGTAACGCAAGAGTGCGTTCGTTCTGAAGAATGAGTTCTAGTACATCCTTACGCATGGTAATCATTGTAGCATCATTCATGACTGACCTCCTTTCTGAATTGAGATCGTCATATACTCTCCCGGAGCAACTTCAATAGAAGTTTTGTTACCCGACTGGGATACTAGGTAGGTTCCACTGTTTTCTGCAAGCAGATTAGCAAGTTTACTAAAATAATTCTGCAACTTGCTTACCGGCACTTGGACCGATTGATTTTTCTTTTTCATAACTGTATGCGTTTGACATTTCGGCAATTATAAGACACAAGAACGGCCGCCATTTCCCATGTCGTCAAACACATACAGATTTCCGCCCGAAAGCAAAAGTGTAAAGGGAAAGGCAGCCGCCTATTTCGTATATATCGTTTTCCTAATATTAGGGAAACGATTGGTAAGGGCATAAAAAAAGCCCTCGAATTTCGTGAGCATTAACCGAAGCTCGCGGTACGGATAACACTCCGTATGTGTTTGACTCTGCAAATATGAGAATAATATTCGAAAATGCAAAAGGAAAAACTACTTTTTATCATAACACTCAATTATCTCTTTTAACTCTTTACCAAAAGAGTAAATATCATCCAAACTACTTATTTCATGTTTTGTTTCTTTCTTATTCTCATCAAAGGTAGATATATATTTTTTCGACAGACTATTAAAATACATACGGCATATAGGCTTTCTATTATTATCATCAAGTAATATTGCGAAATAAGTTTGCGCATCACGATATACGACTCTAGAAATATCAACAACTGGACGAAGTATCGATTTTACAATCATATAACTTTCAATTTCTTCTTCGGTAGTGATAATTTTGTTATCCTCCACAGAAGAGGATTCTGTCAGTTCTAAAGATTCTCCTTGATTATCCTTCTTTTCGACGTCAGCTTCCGTCTTCAAAGCTGATTTCAAGCGTTCCGAAATCAAATCATTAACATACGTACTGATTGATTTCTTTGTTAAAGAAGTAAATTGATCAAGAATTTTAGCCGTAATAACTCCATCATACACCTGTTTCGCAAAATACCGAACAAAATCTGGTGAAGGATTTACAAACTCTTTTGCAATAATAGTTTTTAGTTCACCTGTATACTTCAACTCACTAGCCGAACTTAGTACATTATCAACATCAAAATAAGATTTATGAAACTTCTTCAATTCTTCAACCTGGTTATCCTTCAAATCAGTTATGTCCACTTCTAAGAATGGCTTTTCATCCATCTTGTTTGGCTCAATCAAATCAGTATAAAAACGATAGATAATGCCATTAGTCAATAAACCAAATTTCTCTTTAGATACATTGAAGTAACGTATAAGTTGGTTATCATGCAAATTGAGATCCTGTGCCCAATGTTTACATTCAATAAGAAGCACAGGTTCACCATCTTTCATGATAGCATAATCTATTTTTTCTCCCTTTTTCATCGCGATATCACAAGTCATCTCCGGAACTACTTCCAAGGGATTAAATACGTCATAACCTAGTGCATTAATAAATGGCATAATAAATGCGTTCTTAGTAGCTTCTTCAGTGAGAATGTTTTCTTTGAGTTTGAATACTCGTTCAGAAAGTTGTTTGATGCTGTCTTTAAAATCCATAGTATTAAATAAAATGAATCTTCTGTCAGCGTGCGCCCACTGGAAATTACTCCAGAATCTGATATTTTCAGATTACACGCTGACAGAAGATTCAGACTAATTTTGTTTGGGCCTTTCAAAAATGGTGATAATATTTGAAAGCACAAAAGAAAAGAACATTTATTTTCGAATAGCCATACCGGAAATGATTATACGATCTGGCTCCCATTGAATTTTAAGATTGATAATACCATTCGCATCAACCTCTTTCAATGTATTTGCCATACGCTCCATCGCAGCGTCAAGACTAGGACTCATACGCATATATTTCCCGTTAGATTGATTTCTTTCAACATCAGCATACATATCATCCACATTGTTCTTTTTGTTCTTATTGGCGACTTTAAGTTCCTTCTCTTTTTTAACCCAGCCACTTACTTCTGTAGCAGACACACTTCCCAAAGTCTTATAGTCAAAGGAAACTGAATTAGATTCTGTAACATAAATCCCTTTATTTGTCAATAGTGAATAATCTAAAAAAGTAGAGAAGCCATAAGGTTCTGGATAGGAAATAGTGGAAGTTGCACAAGAGGTTAATAATCCAATTGCCAAAATAAAGAATAATACCTTTTTCATTTTTGTGTGTTTTTAAAGTTATCCTACAAAGATAAGATTTGAAACATAGGGAAACAAAAAAAGCGGAGTTTTTTACTCCGCCTTACGCCATATCACTTTGTATTAACAACTCTTATTATTCGCCTAACTTCAATTATCAAATCATCTCCATATCGTTGTACTGACGGAATATCAATACTATCTGTATCATTCCCTGAATCATAATCAGTAGCAGCAGCAAAGAGCCTCCAGAATGCATTTTGCAGTGCGCGCATATCCATTCCGTCAATATCAATAGTACGCTGAAAGCGCTGAATCAAAATATGAAGTTGATTCAAGTGGATCAAAATCTCATTATTATTATTAGACCTGTCATAAAGTTCTAAAGTTTTCTTCATACAAGATTCGATATCTCGCAGATCAGCGATAACTAACTCTTTGTCGAATCTCTCTTCAGAAAGTCTCTTAGTCACATACCATGCAATAAATATAGAAACTAACAGTGTTACAACAATATTAATAACATCTATAGGTTCTACAACATAATTATAGGACCATTTAGTTCGCAACAGTCCGTAAGACAGAATAGTTAGAAGAGCAACAATCACGATCAAACAAACCGAGAACAGCGTAATAGCTACTTTGTTTTGTCCCATATCTCCTTATTGATATAATCAACAACCCATTGAAATACACTCGTTTTAAAAATAATAGTATTACGAACTTTTTCTGCACCATAATTACGTGCCAGCTCTCCAAAAGACTGATCAAGAAAAGAACTAGGATATCCCTTTGTGCCATCTAACTCTATAATAACCTTACCATTTCCCTCTGACACATTGAGATAAGCAGGCAACAACTTATCTCTATAAAATTCTTCACCAGAATGTGGTCCTAATCTTTCCCACCTTCCCCCTAGAACAGAGCTAAATTCTTTTGCTATATTGATCGTTGTTTCCATATTAAATAATTCTCCTTATTAATAGTCCATGAATAATAGGTTCCTACAAAATTAGAATGCTGCATTGGTACAAACTCATTATCTATATAACGCAAAGATACAGTATTTGTTGTTAATGCAAAATTTGATATCCAGTTTTTTTCTACCATATGTTTTAACTGAGGCATTCCTCTTCCCCTATTAGGCTGCCTCGTTGAAGAACCTAATTTTCCATCTAATGCATCTAATAAGATATTGACATCACTTTTTTTGTTATATGATGAAGGTAAACCTGCTTTTTTATAAGAATCAATAATACCAATGCCCATATCTACAAAAACAAAAGTGATAGTTTTAGAAGTACTATCTTTATAATGATACATCCACCAGTTTATGTTTAGTCGAGCAATTCCATGTTCTATGGCATTTCCCAACAACTCTGTTACCAAGGAGTTAAACTCATAATAATCTCTTATCCCAATTCTTTTCAATTCTTTCTCTATACCAAGAGTTACTGCCGGATTTATATGAGAACTTTGAAAAAAAGGATTATGATCATCTTTTGAAAGCTTAACATAGTCATGGTAGGTTTTATGCCCATCATTCCTACCTAAAACGACATAGGCAACTTTCTTTCTTCGCAGAGGAATAGATCTTAAATAAATACTTTTCCCTTTATAAAAAGCCTTTTCTCCTTGTGCCATGATAATCATATATCCCTCTTTTGATATATCTGTAACATTCGAAAAATCTAGAATAATATTTTTATGGGGAAGCATAATCATTTTTCTCAAAACTCTAATAACATCAGGTATATGGCTGGCATCCATGAGCACCTCACTTGGCAGATAAATTCTCCTATGGTACATTCTGTAAGCTACATAGTATATAATTCCCCCTATTGTCAGAAGAATAACTAGACATATAATAAGCAAAGAATATGTTGCATCAATCATAATAAATCGTACTGATGAAATCAACTCCTCATATCGTGCGCCAACCGGAACCACCCGGAACCCGATTTTACGGATTACACGATATGAGGAGTTGAAATGTGGTTTTTACTTGGCAGAAACAAAGATAGTCAAGAAAACCAATATATTCTCAATTAGATTTGTTTTTTCAGGAAAATGTAATCGTAACCTTATTTAACTTAGATGCTACATCTTGCAGTGCATCCTTCAATACATTCAATTCTTTGTCTGTAAAAGCAGCAGCTTTACCATGAATGATATTTCCATTTAATCTCTGATAAAACCAAGAGGTGCTTTTCCCAAAATAATCTTTAGCCAAAGAGGAAACAGAAATATATGGTAATATTGGTTCCATTTGCTGACGAATAGAAAGAGTCCTCCGTATATCTGTGACTTCCTCACGCATACGTTTAAAATCATCACTAACACCTTCAAACAGGCTTTCTCGTTCAGTCTCATTCATAGAATCCATCAAATCGGAAAGTTCACGATCAATATCAGAGCGTTCCACTTCAGAAGCCTTCTTCCATAGCTCTTTCAATTCAAAAAAACGTTTAACCTTATCCATACTATCCATCTTTAAAATTAAACAATCAAAAAGGAAGTCCGCTCCCTTGGCCTTTGGGAGCGGATTCCTTTCTACTGGAGTAGTTTACTTAGTCGCTTGATTTCTTCTTCATGCCACTTAATTTCCTTATCCAGTACCGCTTTCATGTTTTTGCTCCGAGGAGCTAGTTCATGATACTTGCGGAGATAGAAGATGAGATCTTGCTCTAATTCTTCTATCCGAGCCTTTAGCTCATTGCCATTATTCATAAGAGCTCTTGTCTTAATGACAATACAAAGATAAGAAATTTATTATCAACACAAAAACTTACGATAACATTTTTATTATCGATTTGATTATTTAACAGTTATGAATTAAGCAATAACAACTCCTTACTCTTATTGATTTCTATAGGCATTCTTTTATAACCGATTCGTTATTTAGACTTATTTCATTCGTTACTTTTATTTCGTTTAACTATAGTGTACTTTGCGTTCCACTATAGTACTCCGCAAGGTACACTATGGTTATCTTTGCGGAACACTATAGTGGAACGCAAAAAGAAGAAGTAATGGAGCTAATCCGGTTAGGTAAAAAAAGAAATGAAAATAGTATTTCACTCCTTTCTGCGCCAAAAGATCACCCCAATTATTATTAAAACAATGATACCCACGTAAATTTCATCTTTATGTAGGTCCCACCAAGAAAGCTCCACAACAGTTTCTTTCTGATTCAACATAGCATCTACTTTACCACTCAACGAATCCAACCTGTTAGAGAACCGTTCCAGAGTAATAGATAATGTTTCATCAACTTCCGTTCGCTCCTGATCTTTCTTAGATGCGGTAGTAGTACTTTCTTTAATATGATATTGTTTCCCTGTTGAATCGGGAGGAGAAAGATAAACAGTTGTATTTTCAATCTTTAGTTCACTCAACTTGTCAGTAGTAATCTTTGTCTGCTTATTCACGTCCATCCGTAGGGATTCAATTAAGTTTCGCAGATAGAACAAGTCTCCTGAATAGTCAATCTGCTTCTGTGTCTCCATGTTGCGGGAAACCTTGCAAGACGATAAACATATTGCTGACGTTAGCAATACGATAATGCACATTATTTGCTTCATGGCCGTATTACTGTATTCCGCAAGAAATTAGTAAACTCGGAGCGTACATCGAAACATGGACAAGCCTTGATGTATTCTGCCGGCTCTACTTCTCCGCTACCGTCCAGATCAGGAGAAGTATCACGATGTCCGAGAACCTCGATAATAGGATACTCTTTACAGAGCTTCGCGACTAATTGCCGTAAACTAGCTCTTTGAGCCGGAGTACGTGTATCTGCCGGCTTCCCAGACGCATCCAGTCCGCCAATATAACACACACCAACAGAATGTTTATTATACGAAGATTCCGAAAAACCTTTGGTGTTACAATGTGCGCCGTCAATGGAAAGCGGTCGTCCATTTTCTACCATTCCGTCCAAGTCAATGACGAAGTTATAACCAATCTGATTGAATCCCCGGACCCGGTGCATCCGGTCGATGTCCTTTGCACGTAAATCTTGTCCGGCACGTGTGGCCGAGCAATGGATGATAATTGCATCGATTACCTTCATTTTGAATCCTCCTCTTTTTTATTGAACAACTTATTTTCAAGTCTATTAAACCGGTCTGTTATGTAGACTGAAACTCCGAATACAGCCCCTGCATATAGCAAGCACTGAGCAAAGAGCCATAATACACTATCATGTATTTCACCATGTGACATAATGAACCCTGCAATTGCCAAAGCAGAGCCTAATATAAGCATACCAATAGCACTCCCATACTGAATAGCTTCTTTTGTATCACGTTTCATTTTATCAATATTTACAAGTTATATATCCTAATATTTAGCCAATCACTCACGATTAAATAGACGCTTTATATCAAATAAGTCACTACCCTCCCTATCGAACATCAATGTCCAGCCAATTGAAGCAAATTCTTTTGTTACAAACGGTCGTATTTGACATGACGAAGACAATTCCTTCAACCAAGGAGTATTCCTCTGGTCAGATGTCATGGCAACTCGTAACTGTTGCATCATGGAAAGAGTACGCCTTGATTGTATCGCTTCCTCTATCAGATCCATTTCTGCTGATTTTGCAGCAATAGTGACTGCCATTTGCACTTCATCCTGGATATTATTCTTCTGATCACGTTTAGACATGATATCACCAATTTCCACAAACAAATATGTCCCGGAAACAATACCATCAACACGTTGCTTAACAGAATCAAAACTTTGCCCAAAAATATAATAGTCTAATCCTTGGATCCGAGAATATTTAGGCAGGCTTCTTATTTCTTCTTGAATTGCAGCGTATTCAGGAAGATCACTCCTCCCCTTTGCAAAGATCTCAAGTACCTTACTATGATTCGGGAACTGAGCATAATATTTGAGAATCTCGAAAATCATATAATTTGTTTTATTAATGAAATTGGCAAACCTGTATTCTTAGCGATATCCACAACAGGCATTTCCGCACTCCCCATGCTCTGTACAGCCTCTATCAGTTTTTTACGCAAAATTGTAAGATACTTGATTAGGTTCATTTGCTCAACCGTCGAAATATCTCCTAATCCATCATTGCTTAAGTTATACAATGATTCAAGCGCACCGGTTGTTATAAGACTTTTCTTTTCACTCTCACCGGCAACTAAGATCCGGAACTGTGTCTTTGAAAACAAATAATTAACAAACGACGAGAAATTGAATGCAATACTTTGCAAGGTTTCTGAAGATAGTCTTTCAAACGACTTAGCTAATGTATGTGCAGATTCCGAATCATACGGACCAGGATGATATAAAATAGCAGCAAGCAACGGTAACATCTCTTTATTACATCCCAACAGGGAACGAGCCTCTATAAATTGCAAGGCTGTAAGTGAACAAGTCAGCTGATTAAAACCAGTATCGATACTATACCCAGGATACAATTTCCCCTGGATGGATACATAAGGAATTAATTGCACACAAAAGCAACTATTCAAAACGAACTTATAATCCAGTTTTGAGAGATACCTGGCAATCGGTAGATTCAATCTCTCCGGAGGCGTCTTCTTTGCTTTAATAAAATCATCTTTAGACAAATCCTGAAGAGCAGCATCCTGATCTGGATATGTAACACGAAAAATGAAGTCTACTTGTTCTCCTAGCCATGCTAAATTTGACAAGGTCTCTTCATCCTTAGCTCGAGCAAGTAATCGCGGATTCCATCCCATTGCACGGCAAACATGTTTAATCTGAAGCATACCCGGTGAAAGCTTTCCTTTTGTGACTAAGTCCATATCTCCCATAATACCTTCAAACAGTTCCGGAGTCAATTCCTCCCAGGCGTTCGGTACCGCAAACTTTTCCTGATGTACACAAAACTCAATCATGGCATTAATTGTATTTTATCTTCCGGTTGATTGAATGAAGTTTCAGTCTCAATATCAGTATCCTGTGGATCAGATAATAATAAGTCGATATCTTTAATCAAGCTATTGGCCTGTTCCTGCAACTGAACAGATAAAGAAAGCAGTCTCTCCTGTTCATCCCTTCCGGATCTGCTTGCTTTTGAATCATCAAAAAGATTCCGGATAGTGGAAGGAAACTCCAAGATATCAAACCTTGTTAAGGCAACAGCTACTACCTTCTTTGCAAGCACTCGATTAATTAATGACAAGACGGATGGTTTCTCCTTTGCACGTTCCAGGTAACCGGTTAGATTCTCCTCCAAAACTTCAATCTGTATCGGAATACAGCGAAAGAAGAAAAGATATGATAAATCAATGCAGTACAAAAGATCGAATTCTTCTGTTGTTTTTATCTGCAGTTTATCAAGCATCTTATAATACCTGGTTTTATCCCACCCTAAGTCCTCGGTACTATTCAGGAGCGCAATAAGGGAATCCATAGCATTATAATAATTCTCATAATAAGCCCTTCTTATAGCTTCCTGTTCAGACTTGTAGATATCAATATTCGCTTTACGTTTGCGAAGTACATCAAAGACTGTATCATTGGCCATCGTTAGATTAGCCAACGCAGTTCGGAGGTGATCGTATAGTTCACCTACACCTTTTTTAATGATATTATTATATACAGGAACACTCACAATATTCGCAATTCTCTTATAAGCGGTAACTGCATGACTATTAAGTAGCGAAAGGTTTGTGCTCGAGTCAATACCAGGCACGAACTCCGCAAATCCGGAGATGTCTGTAAATAAGTCTTTCAGTATCATGATTGTTGTTTATTTAGTCGTTCATTAGGAGTTACTTCTTCTTGCCGGCTAGGTGTTTCACGATAGAAACCAAAGCGATATCCTTGCTTGTATAATTCAGGAAAGTTTATCCGAATAGCCATATTAAAAGGTTCAGAGCATATTTCATCATCCGGAGTTAGCGACATCAGGTAAATCAAATAATTATAATATACGTCAGCTCCAGACTTTGAGATGACCCCATCCTTGGATACACTAGATATAGACGAATCAAGACCAACAGAAGAAAGTAGCACTTCATCAGCACGCTTGTCATAAGTAATAAGAGCGTCAATATACTCTTTATATTTCAAATCCAAAACCTCAAACTTCCACCGTTCCTCTTCACCGGATCCGGTTTTGAAACTAAGAGTTGCATAAGCCTTTCCCTGGTTGTCCGCCCCAGAAAGATACTCACTAATATTACGGAGTTCTTGCTTGAGATACATTAGAAAATACGACTCCTTATAGGTAGTCCCGATATCAATCCCATTATAAGTTAACAATGACTCATTCTTTCTTTTCCGCTCTTGATTTTCATTGCATATTTTCGTTATCTGTGCACGTTTTGATTCTGCCCATGCATTCGGGATGATAATATGAATTTTAGCAGCTAACGAATTTCTTAAGAAAGAGTTTATGTAATTAGCCGTATCGTTTGAGCCCTTGATATAAGCTTTTGTCCCTTCATGAGTTTCATTTACACCATAGAATTCACTAACCGATTTTTCTCGATGATGGGATATTGCAGCCCATTTAATGTTACGAATATCACTAAGCACCAAACGTGGATAAAACAAATATTTAGAAACCCCATAACTCCAACGTCCAACGGCAATATGAGTGAAGTCCTTATAATTGATCAGTTCTGTGACAACATCCCTTTTTTGTGTGGCCAACCGACACCGTCTATTCTCCATCAACTCAAGACCGGCTACTGGTAATTGCTCCCCGATACGGTTACCAAGCGTCATGCGCCATTTCACAAAGTAATCACGAAAGTAATAGTAGTTCTTTATATTTCCTTTAGCCACCTCTTTATAATCAGACTCTAAACCACGATCCTTCCAAGATTCTAACCAAGTAGTTATTTCGGGACAGTCCGTCCATTCTTTAACAAGCTTCCCGTTCTTTATGCTCTTAATGTATATGGCCGGCCCGAGCCCGTACAGCATGTTAACTTGTTTTGTTATCAACCGAGGCAATAAACGATTCTTCTTGATATCGCTCTCCACTTCTTCGCACTTCATGTTATTCGCTCCACGTGAACATACGTTGAACCCTCCAATTGATTGCCAATTGTAGTCTGCAGGAAGAACAGTATTTGAATTAACGAAGCCCGGATCCTTTAACCCCGCTGCAGGATTCGTTCCTAACTGAAAGGAAATGGTGCTTCCGGTATCCACATAGCAACCATAATTTCCCAACATCTCTAAACTATCACTCATAACCAGTCTATTTTATGCAATTTATATCCATCTTGAGGAAATCCCATGTAACGAATAAGTATGCGATAACACATCTTTGGGTCACCATTCCCATCATTAAAGAGGAAGAAGTTCTCACTATCAATGCTGAATCGTTCTTCCGGAAGTTGTGTCCGGAAAGTACAGCCCTCCCTCACAACCAACTTCTCGGAAGACTCCCCTTTCTGCCTGGAGTAAGGGAAGAAGGCAATGGTAAAGCAGCCGTTTGGCAACTTAGACAACTCCTTTGCCCATTGCAGTGCGCCTATGCCTGTCATCGTCGTTTCCATGCCCGAAATTATCGTTTTCCTCCCCCTTCCGAAAGGACGTCCCCAGGGGGCTGTCATATTTCCTGACAAATGTGTTTTTTTGCACCTCAAACCGCTTTTTCAGCGGGGCGTGGAGAATTTCGCCTCTCGCTTTTTCTTATTTTTGTTTTCAAAATGTCTTTTGGCTGATAACCCGCATTTTAGATACCAAAGCAATGTCAAACACATAGTATTATACAAAATTCGGAACTTACTATATCACTCTAACAAATACATTATACTACTAAATTTTCGGGCAAATCATCTGGTATGTTCCTTAATTCACTTTGTATTCTGTCGCCATATAGCCCGAAAAGCAAGTAAATAAGTGCAGAAGGAAGCTGTGTTGTTAGTCCTGCCTGGTGCTTTAACGGTACTTTAACTTCGGAGGACTTATCTAGCTCAATACGCCCGTCTGTTTTCTTGAGTGGAGATAAAGGAATAGCACTACAAAGGTTCGGGCACTCGTTCTCATCTATCCGGCATACAGGTAATGCATTACTTCGTTCACCAAACAAGAGCAATAAAAGTTTAAATTGCTGCCAGTGGTAAATAGTAGACTGTCCTTCGTTCATGAGTTCAACTGAAAAGCCGTAACTCTCTAATTCTCTTTTCAATATACGAGCATCAGAAGTTATTTTTTCGAGGTCCTCCCGGCGTTTATTAGCCGCCCGGTCGTGATAAAGCACAATCTGTTTATTAATTGCGTCAGTTCCGAAAAACTCAAAGATTTGCTTTGCCAGTTCCGGCTGTTCTGCCGGGTAGTAGCAAGTGAATTCTTTTAGAACCCGGAGTTCATGACCATAATCTTTCTCTTGAGCAGCAACAACGCTGGAAAAGTGTCCGGGGTCGTAACCTAGAAGAATCCGTTCACGTTTATCATAGTACTTCAGATATCTGGAGGTTAAAACAAAGTGTTCACGCAAATCTAACTTCAAAATTGATTCATAGCGATATCCATCAGAGAATTGATGTTTGTCTTTTCGATAGTTTGCGAAGAATTTATTAACGACTTCCTTCTTCCGGATTGCACAAATAGAAGTCAGGAACTCATCAATGTCAAGTGATTCTAACTGGGTACGGAAAAACTTAGGCCCAAGTATGTCTTTATTAGCGAAAGAAGAAGCACGGATATAATAACTCGCATTTCTACGCATATCCGCAAGGCGTGGCTTCCAAGTTGCTACAACACGTTTCGCTTTTTCTGTTTCCAAACGTAGGGCTTCAATGATAACAGGATTCTTTTCCTCTCTCAACCGGTGATTGTTCCGATATATTTTATATAAAGCAGCATGTAAATATAAAGCAGCGGACGCAATCTCATCAATAAGCTCCTGATTGACGTTATTCTCATATTCTTCATACCAATTATCTTCTCCTAAATCCAAGCGGGCCGTATCCGACACACCTGTTATTCCCTGATAATAAGGAGACATTCGAATAGAAGCCGAAGAACCACGTAAAGACGGGAACAAACGAGTCTTTAACTTCTCGCCTTTATTGTGTTTCATTTCCTCAACAAAGGCATGAACACCTGATCGGCCGGCTACGGATTCCGGCTGATCAGAACTCACCATCTGAAGATGATGACCATCACGAAATAAGATACTATGCTTTGGATAAGCAATCGGATATCGAGGTTTTCTGAAGTGAGACGGTATTTTTGATTCACCTACAATATAGTCAATACCATATTCAAGCATGGAGCGCCGTCCATCACCAACTGGTTTGGAAAAATACGCCTGAATATTAGGCCAAACATTTGTCATGAGTGCTACGTATGTTTTATGAACCAAGAACGAAAGTTCCCCAGGCATATCGTTTGCTACTCGAATAATACGTGGCCCCATAACCCCTTCCGTCTTACCTGTCGCACGGCCGGCTTCGACAATAAGTACATTTGAATCAATGGCATTCGCTCTAATCTGCATTACATTCTGATAACATTCTTCAAAAGTTGCAGTCAAGTCAAAAGTCGTAGAACTTGCACTAAGCGATTGCGATGATTGTGAATAAAGTTCTATTCCCATATTACTCTCCAGTTTCTTCAGGTTCTACAATTTCGGCCTCCTGAATATCAGCATCACGTAACAAACGTTTCTTATCCGCTTTTTCAATAGGAAGAGAATCAATAAGGTTGATATAAAACCCTTCATTGTTTTTGCGAGCTATTTCTTTTATTGATTTCTTTTGGAAACCAAGCTCTTCCGGAGTGAGGTTCGGAGAGATCAGGAATACGATGCCAAGATCGCGGTCTGCTTCCGCTATTTCTGAAGCTCTACGCCGGCACTCTAAGGCTGCGTTGTAACATTTCTCCTGTGTCTTGTAATCTCCTCTTACAGCGCATAATTTCGCTAAATCTTCGTATTTGTCTGCGTAATTAGATTCCCATACCTTGATAGATACATTGTTATCGATATTAAAGTAGTTTATAGCGGCATAGATACGGGCCTTACAGGTCCGTTCATCAATATTAATCTGCTGCGAAGCATTAATCCTCTGCCGTAACAGCTTGGCAGCACGAGTAATATTCCTCTCATACTCAAATATCTCTGCAGCCCATTGCAACTGCTTTAAAAATAGCCGAATCTCCTCCGGAATTCCTGAACAACATCCAGTTGTCAGAAACTCCGAAATTAGATCCGGATGTATTTTATCAAGGTGGTCTAATTGTGTCATACTCCAAACAATTGTTTTCGTAGGTCTAGTTCAACACGTAAATTTTTACGTTCTTCCAGGGTATTAATAGCATCAATATCTCCAGCTTCTGCCTTTTTCGCCAGTTCCGCATCAATATTGTATTCTCCTAGAGCACGTCCATTGTTGTATGCATCATAATATACATCTCCAGTAAGAGTGATCCGGACAATCAACGCTAACTTCTCCTTCCCACGAAGTCCAAGAAGGTTACAGATGCGTTGCGGTGTGTATCCAAGTGCGCCAAATGTGCGCACCTGGGATACATATTCTTCACCGATTTGAGTGATCTGATCTACATCAGAGGTAGGTGTCAGCTCGTTTTTCATACAATAAGTTTTAGAGTTTCTTCTGCAGTCATCAATTCCTCACCACGGATCAACCGGATTGCCTGCTCTGGGAACATTGCCCGATATCGGGATACAGTTGCAGATACATAGCGTGGATCTATTTC